GCAACAGTTATTCCATTAACTCCAGTAACCGTCAACCCATTAGGTCCCATTGTTACCGCACCTGCAGTTACATCACCTGTAAAAGTACCACCGGTTGCAGTTATTTCTCCTCTAAATTTGGCATTACCACTACTATCTATTAAAAAGTTTCTTGAAGAAATCCAACCACTTCCAATTGTAATACTACCACCACCGGTAGTATATACTCCATCAGTTCCTTTAGTTCCTTTAAATATTGAATTTGAATCAATAGACCATCCACCTATTGTTGCTCCCAATGCGGATAATTCTGCTACGGTTATTTTATCTGCCGTTACTGCTCCTGCTGCAATCGTACCTGCCGTTACTGCATTTGTTGCAATTTTTCCTGCTGTAATTTGCCCCGCACCTATTTTTGAAGCAACTACTGCCTCTGCTGCTATTTTACCAGAAGTTACTGCATCTAACGCAATGTTTCCTTCTTGTACTGCGTTAGCTGCTAATTCTGCATTTGTTACTGTACTTTTAGTTGCCAATCCACCCAAACCGGTTATACCATCTGATGGTGATACACTATTTTTAGTTGCCAATGCCCCCAATCCACTAACTGCCGAATTTGGTACTGAACTACCAACTGTTAAATTTCCGGTTATATTTAATGTAGTTCCATCCCAACTTAATCCATTTGCTCCCGTACCACTTAAAAAGAAATTACCATTGTTAGCCATATAGGTTTTCCAACCTGCCGTAGTTCCACTCCCATTATGATAACCTAAATATTCTGAACCTAAATAGAGACCAGCAGTTCCAGTTGATGGTGCTTTAATTATTCTACCATTTGCATTTGTAAATACCTTACCATCAACTGCAATTGCAGTAGCACTTGCAGCATCCGCAGATGTTTGTGCATTACTTGCGGCAGTAGCAGCATTACTTGCGGCAGTTGCCGCATTATCAATTGCAGTTTTGGTTGCACCACTTGTAATATTAACCTCACCAGTTAAACTCAATGCACTTCCATTCCAAGATAATTTATCTCCCAATGAAAGTTTACCGGTACTATCTAAATATACAGGTGTATTTGTATTATTAAATGCTCCAGAATATTCATTATATACCGTATCGGATGGGTTTACTATTCCACCTATGAATATTTTTCTAGGGTTTTGTCTTGCATCTAAATAAATAGATGGAGTTGTACCAACTTTAAATAATGTACTAAAGTATCCAAGTTGTCCACCAATAACAGGAGAATAAATTGAATCATTTTCTATAAATGTTCCTGGATATCCACCATTTGCTAATTGTTGTACTCTTGCAAAAGCATCTGCTTTTGCATTATTAATACTTGTACTTACACTACTACTTAACGATGTAATAGAACTACTAACACTTCCACTCAATACTCCAATTGTACCACTTACAGAACCACTTAATACTCCAATTGTACCACTTACAGAACCACTTAAAGTGACTATACTACCACTTACACTTCCACTTAGTGTTACAATTGTAGTGTTAGCTGATGAACTGTATAATGTAGCCGTTCCACTAATAGAAGATGATACCCTATTTAAATCTGCTAAAGATGAAGATGCAGATGAACTAATTAATAAAATAGTACCACCAATATTTGTATTACCACCATTAAATAACGCCGATTGTGTTACCGAAACAGGTACATAGTTATTATTTATATCGTAAAATTCAAATTTAAAATTAAATGTTTCATTACCCAATACGGTTGGCATTGTGGTTATAAATCCAATTTCATCTGGTGAAAATGCAGTATCTTCTGATAATTTTAAACTAACATTTCCTAAATGCCATTGACCTTGTGATTGAGAAAAATATAAAGATGCAGTTGGATAATCTCTATCTATTTTAAATGGTATAGTTGTATCTAATAAATTTTTAGTAGGTTGTGTTCCTATTAGTGTGCCAATACTACTACTTGTTGAACCAGATATTAAATAAATTCCTAAGTTACTATCAGTTGATGCTGAATAAAATGCATCTAAATTTAATTCGTAAGTATTTGTACTAGATAAATCCAAAGATTGTGTATATCTAAAATTACCGTTTCCAGTCAATCTAACACCTGCTTCAACTCTTGAAGAATCTAAAACTGCAGTTAATGAACCACTATTCCATTGATTTTTTAAAATTTCTGAGGTAAATATACCAGTATTACCAACTACACTTCCACTTAAACCATATGATATTAATAATTCTTTAGATTCAACTAAAATATCTTGTATCAAATCATAATCAGAAATATCACCAATAGATGTTCTAAAAACTTTTACTCGTTTTACATCACCTGCAAATGTTTCTAAATTTGAAAGTTTTATATCGGCAAAAGATTGAGTAACTGCCGATGCTACTTTTAAATCATTTTCAATTTTATAAATAGGACTTAATATTTCGGAAATTTTAACAGTAGGTCTTTTATAAAAACGAATTTTTGTATTATTTGCCAAAGATGGCACTACATTTATTTCTTTTTGCCATTTAACATTATAGTTCCCCTCCCAATTTGCAGGTATAGGGGTATTTATCCCATTATTATCATAAGATGATAATTCACCTAATATAGTAATAGTACATGGACCAAATGCGGTATCCGGATATATGTAAACAGAAACTAATTTAGAAACACCCTCATAATATTCAGTTACAATTGGTTCACCACCAACCGATGCCGAAATAATACCTTCACCTGGTTCGTGATAAATAACATCACCATTCGCATCTTTTAATTCAATTTTTATTAAACTATCTGCAATCAAATATTCAGAACCTTGTATAAGAAATGCGTTTTTACCACCAGTAAACGTATCAGGAAGTTCTGTTAATTTAAAATATTTGCTTAATGGGTCTGTATCTGTAACAAATGTATTATATTTGTCTAAATTATCAGCAAATAATGTTTTTTTAGTAATAGCCATTGATAATATCTTTAATATAAATATCCCAAAAAAATATATTTTACATAATTATATAAAGAAAACTAATAATTACTAAAGAAAACTAATATGAAATATGCAATGTTACAAATAAAAAAAGAAACCCACGAACTTCTCAAAGATTATTGTGAAGAACATGGGTTTAAAATGGGTAGTTTAGTTGAAAACTTAATCAAAAAACACGTTGGTGTTCATAAACCATCTGTTAATGTTTTAAGAGCAGATAAAATTAGAAATTAATCTTACTAAATCCATTTTCTTTTTTAATTTCAATTAAACCATCTACAATATCTCTCATTTGTTCTAAGTGAGATATAACCCATATAAAATCAAATTGAGTTTTAAGATATTGCATCATCATAAATAAAGATGATAAATTATCGGAATCCAATGTCCCAAATCCTTCATCTATTACTAAAAAGTTTGGACGAGGTAAATTACATATGTTAATAAGAGCAACTCTTATTGCTAATCCACTAACAAACTTCTCCATACCACTACACATTTCTAATGGCCATTCCTGGTCATCATAAACTATCTTAGCATTGATTGATTTTCCATCCATTTCCATTACACAACCAAAATCAACTACTTGTGCAAGAATGTTATTTACTTCGTTTTCAATAACAGGTAGAGCTTTAGAAATCAACTCATAAGGTATTCCATCTCTCTTTACAGAATCCAAATAGTAGGTGTATAAACGATTTTTTTCCTCTAAGTCTTTAACTTCATTCATCCTACCCTTTATCCCCTCTACAAACGAAGATATGGAGGCAATAACACCCTTTGTATCACCAATCTTTTTACTCAATTCGGATACTTCCGATTCTATTTCTTTTTTGGTTCTTTGTAAACCATTTATAATAGTTTCTATCTGAGTATTACGTTTAATAGTTTCTTCATTTATATAATACTTACGGATATTTTCTTCAACTACTTCTAATTGATGCTTTACTAATTCTATTTTAGTTTTTAATCCGTTTAATTCTGCTTTTTCGGTTTCTATTGTAGAATATCCTTTTTGATATTTTAATTTTAATGTTTGTAAATTTTTGTATTGTTCTTTGGATGTTTCAAAAAGACTCATTACATTTAGAGAACCATTTACATCATTTAAACTATAATCTAAACTTGCTTCCAATCCTTCTAACTCTTCTTTTGCTTTTAATGCATCTTTTACGAACACATTATCGCAACAAAACTTACAATTAGGGTCATACTCATGCGTTTCTAAATGAGCAATCTTATCTTTAATAGATTGAATCTTTTGTTTTAATAATTGATGTTTAGTATTTGCTTCACTAAAATCTTTTTCTGCTTGAACATAATTAGAGTGTGCTTCTTCAATATCAATGTGTTCTTCTTGTGAAACATAAAACTTTTTAGTGTCTTCCATTGATTGAGAAACTTCTCCAACTAATTTACTATAATCAGTAATAGTATTTTCTTTTGTTTCAAATGAAGCAGTATATCCATTTAATGTAGATTGTAATTTTGTTTTAGATTGATTTAAATCATCTATATTTAAATTACCATCCATAGGAACTAATTGAGCACTCAACCCAACAATTCTTTCTCCTAAATCATCTCTATCGTATGTTCTATCACCTAATGTTTTTTCTAAATCTTTAAGTTCAGCAGTTTTACTAATAAATTCAATTTTCTTTTCAGCTAATTCTGAAGTAAAATCTGTTTTCTTAAAGTTTTTAATTAAGATAGAAACTTCTTTAACATCTTCACTTGCAATATCATATAGTTTATCAAAGATATTGATACCCATAAACTGTGCTAGTAAATCTTTTCTTTCTGATTGAGATTTATCAATGAATAAAGCATTGTTTCCTTGTAGTGATAAAGCAGTTAAAATGAAATCTTCATATTTTCCTACATATTGTTCAATAATGTTATTTGTATCACGTCTTTCGTTTCCGTTTAGGATTGTATTTAATCCACCTTCTTCTTTCCAAAACTGAACATCAACTTTAACATTTTTTCCTTTGTTAATCGTTTTGGCAGTTCTTTCAATATGATAATCTAATCCATCAATTTGAAAATGTAAATGACAAACAAAATCCGTTTTACGATTATTTAGAATATTAGATGCTTTAAATGCTCTACTACATTTATCGTATAAACAAAAAGATATTGCATCAAACAAAGAAGATTTACCCGCTGCATTTGGTGCAAACAAGCCCATTAATCCACCTACTTTAGTAAAATCAATTTTGTTATTTTCCCCATAACTAAACATATTTGAAAACTCAAACTTAACTGGTTTCCAATGTATATTTCTTTGAATATCATCGTGAGTAATTCTACTATTTATATCTCTATTAATCGTTTCTAAACCATCCAAATCATCTTTACTAACAAATGGCATCATTCTGTTAATATAATCGTTTATAAGAGAGTTCTGATAGTTTACATCGGTTATATCTTCAAAGTCTAATCTATTGTTTCTATTTCCTGTTTTTGATTTAGAAAGAGAATCTGTTCTAATAATTGTAAAATCATCTACACCATATAATTGTTTTATTTCAGCAATTACTTTCTTTGTATCAGCCGTATCAGTATTTGATAAACGAACTCTTAAACGAGGATTCTTTGGCATATTGGAAACCTTTGGAACGTTCCCATTATCAATATCCATAGTATAATATCCATAATCATTTTGAATATCAATTTCCTCATAACTCATTTTATCCAAATCCCAAACAAGCAATCCATGTTTATCTAAAGTTTCACCAAAGTTTTGTTGAACTAATGAACCTGCATACGCAATCGTACATCCTTTTGGAGATTTAATAATTTGTCGTTTGTGAATATCACCTAATAAGGCTAAATCATATCCATCAAACATATCAGGTGTAAAATGACGAGATGAAACTACATATCCAATATCTGTTTGAGATGTATCCAATGGTCCGTGAAAAAGAGCAATCTTTTTATTACCAAATAGTTTATTAGCAGGAATCCAATTTTCTCTTTTATCAAAAATAGAGAATACCGAAAAATCCACTCCACCTATTGAGTAAACTTGCGTATCTCTCAAATATGTAAAGTTTGGTAAATTTAATGCCTCAACGATTGGTGTAAGAACATCCAATCTATCGGAATTATTCATATTACAATCGTGATTACCTGTAATAAGGATAGTTTCACATAACTTAGAACATTCCGTAAATAACCAACTAATCTCTCTTACCAATTCAGGTGAAAGTTCTAATTTAGCATGGGCAATATCTCCTGCCAAATAAATAATAGAATCATCCGTTCCCCTCTTACGAATTTCATCAAACATTTTTTCAAATACCTGACGATACTCATTGTGTCTTTTCACATTACGGATATGTACATCGGCAATGTGATAGATTTTCTTTAAACTCATAAACTATTAATTTTTGTTAATAACAACTCCTCTATTCCAAACTCTTTTGTATTATTTAACTCTTCATAAAACTTTTGATACCCCATATCGGCAGCATCTTTATCTTTTAGATTCATAAACTTAACATTTATTCCTTGTTTTCTAAAATATTCAGATGCTTTCAATGCTTCTGTTTTAGCATCATTATCTAACGAAATAACAATATCACTAACTCCATTCATAAATATTTTCTCAACTAATGTTTTAGATGGAAACTTACCTAAAAGGGGAATTGCGTTTCTTCTGATTGTAATTGCATCAAATACTCCCTCACATAAAATAATAGGTTCATTCCAATTGATTTGGGAATCAAAACAAATTACATTTTTACTGATTGGTGGATTTTTGTATTTCATCTTCTCATCTACATAATAAGAACGAGAAACGAAGTAATTTAATGAACCATCACAATTATAAGATGGGATAATTACTCTTCTTGCATACAAACCCTCTGAACAATATCCTATACCATACTTTACAATTTGTTTTTCTGTTATACCTCTTTGTGTAAGGTAGTTCATTGCCTGTTTATATTCTGGATTAAATCCTTTTGGTTGTTCTGCTAACGAAATAAACTCTTTTGGTAATGATATGAATATCTTTGTATCATTATCATCGTTTTGTGGATTGTAATGTGAATCACCATATATCTCCCTAATAACTGCAATAGTTTTTCTATCAACATCTAATCTTTTTAGTAAAGATGTTAATTTTTTACCACCACTATTACACGTCCAACAATGCCAATTCTGTGTTTCGGTGTTTACTTGTAATTTTTGTTTGTGATGGTGACAGAATGGACAGTAGAATGCTAATTCGTTTCCCCTTAAAACGGAGAAACTACCTAACACATTAGAAAGTGTTGTAGTTATTTTTGTCTTATCTGTATTATTCAGCATGATACAAATATACAACAATTATTTCAAATTTCCAAATTAATTAAACCATTCTTCTGGAATAAATTTATCTGCATACAAAAACCCATTCTTATCACACCAATCCGCATAAGATGTTTTTGAATTTTTTGAAATTTTGTTTTTGGATGATGTGAATACAAACCTAATATCAAATTCAGGATGTTGTTCTTTTATAAATAGATGTTTCTTTCTATCAGCAGGAACAAACCTACCTTTGGTTTCTATAAAGATACCATTAGGTAATTTGAAATCTGGATTGTATGTATGTTTTGAAGCAGGTACAATGTATGGAATCTTTTCTGATTCATATTGTACGGAAATACCTTTACTATCTATTTGAATTGATATTGATTCTTCCAAGCCCGATTTAAAACCATGCTTCCTTGCCACCCAACCCTTTTTGGTTGGTTTTTTTAATGTAACCTTTTTAGCCATTATTATTTTTTTCTATCGGTAGCACCGTATTTTTTTACGTTGGTGTATCCATTTTTAAGAAAGCTACTACCTGCACCCAATTCACCTAATTGATATTTATTTCCACTTGCATTAAGTTTTTCAACGGCTTTCAATCCTTCTTCATCAATATCTTTTTTACCAGCGTATCCAGTACCCAATGAATATGGTGTTTGGTCTCCACTATAAAATCCACCTGGTAGATTATTATATTTTTTAGCATCTAATGTTTTTACATCCGGTCCTCCTTCAGTAAATGATTGGTCTTTTTTTGATTCGTATAATTCTAGTAATGTTGGCATAATTTATTTTGTTTATTTTAATGCTACTATTGGAAAATTAATATCGTTTTCTTTAATTTTATTTATTATTTCTTCCGAATTTGGATAAATATCTAAAATTATATGTTCATATTTATTAAAATCTTCTTCTAATATGTGAGCTATGGTTAATTCACCATTTTCTAATACAGCAATACCAAATAATTTATTTTCAACTAATTCTGAATTTACAGGATTAATTAAATATTCTCCAAACGCTTCCAATTTTAGTTCCATAGTATTCTTTTGTATATAAATATCAATTAAGTATCAAAACGGACAATAAAGTTTACGGGAATTTCTGGGTCTGATTTAATTGGTTTTGGTAACTTTGCTACCGCAACCAAATCACAATCATCATCATATAAACCAATTGTTGTTATAAACGGTGCAAGGAATGAACCAGTTGAATCTACAGAACCACTTAAATCATAATGTTCAAATCCTGCCTTTGTAGTTCCTATAGAACCACTAAATCTACGGTCTAAAATATTTCCGTTTTCTAATGTAGTTAATTTTTTAATATATTTTACAGGTTGTTCTGTATATACTCTTTTAGCTTTACCATAATCATCAATAAATGTTTCATATGAACCCCCTACCGATTCTACCGCTGATGGGTTAGTAGATACATTGTAATCGGATTCATTTACAATTAAAAGATATTCATGTTCGTAAATGGTTTCTGTTGATTTAAATGTTAAATCCCAAGGTTTTACCAAACGTATATCAGGCTTTCTAGTTACCACAATTAATCCGTGATTATAAAATACGTTACCAATTTTGATACCACTTGCTTCTTCCGGTAAAAATGTAAAATTATTTACAACCATAACACCGGTTTCTACATCAAACGAATCAACTAATGCATTATATTCTACAGAATCTATTTCTAAATAAATTTCTTTTGATTCTACATCAAAAAACAAACTATCTATTACTGCCGAATACTCATTTCCAATAATATCTGAAAATATCAAAGTACCAGAAGATGGTTCAACTCCATTATCTATTAATGAAATATATACTTCATCTCTAGCATCAAATATGTTACCATTGCCATCATCTATAAATGAAATATTATTTTCATATAAAGTTAATGATTGTTTTTTAATTCCTTCACCAACGTATATATTTGGTATAGATATAACTTTTGCACTACTACTTAAAAATCTTTCAGTAGCAGTTATTGCAGGTGTATATCTATTACTTTTGTTACCAATTCTAACAAATGGATTATCTTCATGTCCATTATAAAATTGAGCTCTTAATTGCCCATAAACAGAATGTTTATTATACGATGAACCATTTAAACTACCAGATGTTAATATATTAGAATCGGTTGATGTATAATCACCACTAACTGCTTCTAATACACTAATTTCTGTAGATTCATTATCAAACGCCCATTCTTTATAAGCTTTGAATGGTCTTACACTAATATCCGATTTTGGTATTCTTTTTAACATATCAGTAATAAATATCTCATAAACTAAAAACCCACCAAAAGGTGGGTTAGTAATCTATAAATTACTTTAAATTAAAAATCTAATTTAACTTTGATTGCCACTTCTTTGTCAAATGATTTCTCAACAGGTTTAGAAGTTTTTGCTACTGCTAACAATTCGTTAGCATCATCATATAAACCAACAGTTGTTATATAAACTTTAGGGTCTCTTTCAAATAATGGTTGTACAAATTCACCAACCGAACCCGTTACAAATGTTGGGTTGTTTGAGAAATTAAATTCTCTATTGTTTGCTCTTACAAAATAGTGTGATGTAGAAACGTTTTCAGTTCTACGAACTTGAAAATCTGCTCCTCCACTAATTGCCATTAATAATGCTACCGAACCAGATGTATTACCATTCTTTTGGTGATATATATTTTGTATTGAAGAATTAGCAGGGGCTAATTTAATATCAACGGATGAACTTAATGCAGTTGGGTTTAACAATATAATTCCCATATCTGGATAGAATAAACCATATCCTTGTCCGTTTTTAGCTGCGTAACTATGTATAGATGCAGTTGCCGCTGAACCAATATTTAATGAACCACTAACTAAGTTGTAAACTCTACCCGCAGTTGTTACATTTTCATCAGTTCCACCACTATCATCAATTAATGTTACCAATCCTTCCGAACCACTTAAATCTATTGATATGTTACCTGGGTCTAATCTTTCTTTGTATCTAGCTCTATTTACGTTTATTGCATAAAATGAACTCATATCAGCTCCCCCTGCAACTATACCTGCAGCTGAACTACTTAAATAGATACTAAAATAGGGGTCAGCCGAATCTAATAATATATTTTTGTATTGATTATATGTAGCTTTTGTTGGTGAAGTTGAATCATCATTTTGAGTCAATGTTGGTGCACCAAACCCATTAACATCACCATACGCAATTGAAAATTGAACTTCTGCTGATGCAGTGTTTTCTGAATTATATACATCCAAATAGTATCTACCACTTGTAGATGCTGCTTGTAGAGAAGATGTATAGTTTGCCTTTACATCAAATGAACCAGTATCACCACTCCATATTCCAGAAGTTACAATTTCAGTTCTATTTGTTACTCTATCAATTGCTCCAAACTTTTTATAAATACCATTTGTAATAGTAGTTATATCGGAACTAATTTGTTCTCCAGTTCCTAAAAATTGATTTACGATTCTAACTAATTCGCTAGTATCTACCGGAGTTCCTGCCGTGTTAGCAGCACCTGCCAAATATTGTGAAATATTACTTGCTAAAAGTGCCCCCCTATTATCTCTTATTACTGCCATTGTTATTTATTATTGAACGTAAGTTACGGTTATTGGAATAGTTTGAGAACCTCCTGTTTCATTACCATAAACTGTAATAGTAGTTCTAATGGTAGATGTTAAAGATGGGTTCGGTATAAATTTAAATGTTAATCCTTTTGATACTGCTGCAGTTGCCGATACATCATCTCCGATAAAGATAGGTACTGAACCTACTTCAGATGTTACACCTGAACCAATAATATCACCCGCATTTTTGTTTGCCAATACAATAGTGTATCCTAAACTTCTGTTTCCTGCTGGAGATGTTGTTGGTGATAAAGCAACTTCACCACTTCTTTGATTAACTGAAATATTTGGAACTCCGAATTCAACAACCGGTATTCTTGTAGTATTTTTTGGTAAAGTTACCAATTTATACTTCATTACCTGCGTTTCATCAGGATTTGCTTCCAATACAGGCATATTTTTAATTGCTGCATCGTAGTAAGCACTTCCAAGTGGATGAGCCGGCTCATATAATGAATAATCAATCTCATCATCTGCTAATGCAAATTGAGTGATGTTTAAACCTTGTCCCGCTGCCAGTTTTTCTCTACCTTTTTTTGTAAGGATTGCATCTACTGTTAATTCGGTATTACTTAAATATCCCATAGTGTTAATGTATTATCTTTAATATAAATATAGTTTTTTTAAAAATTATTACTCTACTTCCAAAATTGGTTCATTTGCACTTCTACCTGCTTTATTAACCTTTAATGTATTAGGATTTGATACAAATGTTTCAACAGGAGAACTACCATCGAGTGTATTCCAAATTGTACGTCCTTCTTTATCAACAAATGATTTATATCTTGAACCATTATAAAAAGAATTTTGCAATCCCTTTGTTAAATCGGTTGTGTTTTTATAATGTGTTGGTAAATATCCATCAACATTTTTAACATCAATTATATTACCTTTAATAATTGGTACTATTGAACCCAAAAATGGTTGGATATTTAATTTAGTTTCATTATAAGTTTGAATATCCGAAACATACCCCCCACGCGGGTCACCTAATCCCGTAGCAGATGCAGTTACAGCAAATTTAGTTACAATTCTTTCTTTTTGTTCGGTTATTAATTGTACTCTAACTCTTTCTTTAACTCGTCTACCTTCTTTATCAAAATAAGTTCTGATAGCAGAACCACTTTGTGCATAAATACCAAATCCAACGGTTTCGTAATCAGTTTGACCAATTGTAACACTACTGTTTATTAAATCAATTTCAGTAAGTATTGTTGGGTCTGCTAATCCCGCGTCAATTGTAACTTCTTGCTGATAATAATCTCCACCCACCAATGTAGTTTCGGTGTTTTGGATTTCAGTATCGTATTGATAATTTTCAGCAAATAAATTTTCACTTAAATTTGCATCAATTATAGTTTCTTTTTGACTGTTTTCACCAGTTAATAAATATTGAGAATTTGCATCTAAAGTTACTTCTTTTTGAAAATTTTCTGAAGTTAATATAGTTGAATCATCATAATGTATTACTGATTCATATTGAGTATTTTCTCCGATTGGTTTCTTTTGAGCAATCTTACTTCTTTCTAAGAAATGTGGTTCAATTAAAAGACCCGTTGTTGCTTTAACTCTAGCAGGCAACATATTTTTAATATCTTCAAACATAGATTTCTCATACAACTTAATTAAGTTAATATAAGCATATATGTCTATATTATTAAATCTTTTAAAATAATATTTTCTTAAATCATCTAATCCCCTGTAGTTTGATTTATATCTATCAGATGGGTCACCAATATAATTATCTAAATTAATTCCACCAAATGATTTAGCAATATCAATATTTAATTCTTTTGTGGGAGAGAAAAATAAACCAACTCTATTAGAATCAACCGGTGCTTGGTCAAATGATTTTTTAGTTGCTCTACTATTAACTGATAAATCGGTTACTAATGTTTGTTCTTCAAAACGAATTTTATTAGTTGAATATCTAGATGAACCAACATCTGGTATATCCAAAACAATAGTTCTATCAATTGCTTCAAATTGGTATGGATATGATGTTATATCTGTGAATCCGTATGCACTTGCAGAATATGATGCAGAAGGATTTTCTGAATATAATACAGAAGTATTTCCATTTTCATAATCATTTCTTGTTAAACTACCACTAAAATAAATATTACTATCAACATTCATTAATGAAGAAGTTGATGCTAAATTTTTAGGATATTCAAAATCCAATCTAAAGAATAAATCATCACTAGATGCCGAAACGTGATTACCATTAATCATTTCAGGGAATGAAACGTGTTCAAAGAATCTTTCTCTTTCTAATGGTGTACTCCATAAACGAAACTCATCCACACTACCTACAAAATTTCCACCCAATGTAATTAAAGAACCACTATTCCAATTAGAACTTCCACTTGGAACACTTGCAGATACAGTATTTTGGAATAAAGTTCTTTCTTTATCCGATTGTCGTGTATTTAACTCAAAGTTATGTAAATTACCAACTTCTTCTCTACTCACAGATATACCAAAAAAAGAACCATTAAATATTGGTAATATAGAAGAACTAATTACATTTGAACCAGAGTAATCAAATAATACACGTCCATTATTACTATTAACAGAACCACTTAATTTTACATTCCATCCACTACCTGAAATTAATGTATATTGACCGCTTGTTATTGGTTTTACAAAAAATTCAATTGTATCCGGTTTTCTATTTCTTTCCGTATTTTTCCATTCGAAATCAACTTTAGAACCGGCATTCATTTTAATAGCAGTTGTAACGTTATCCATTATCAATTTACTCCTATTAGTATCCGTAACTTCAGGTCCTCCAAATTCTAAAATAGAAAGATTTGATGATGGGATACCATAGCAATTTAATAAAGCATAAATACCTTTTCTTGTACCTTTATGTTTTAATAAATAAGGTATGTTGTTTACAATTCTTCTCCAAACTTCATTGGTTCTTTCTTTACCAGGTGAAGCATTTACAACGTTTCCATCTATATTTTTTCCAAATACATAATTCCAAAGTTTAGAATCGGAAGCTAAATTCTTAGCATCCCAATCAAATGATTTAAGTGTTTGGAATAAAAGTTTATCCGAAATACCATTTTTAGATTTATATCCTAAACCTCTACTCTTTTCAATTGATTTTGTATAAAAATATATGTTATCAAAATGATGTCCAATCATTGATAAAAATAATAACATACTTTCATTATCTGCATTATTTACAATAAATTGTGGAATGTTATTTTGAACCCAATTTGGATTTTCTATATCAAAATCTTCAGCTAATGTTATAATAGTTTCATACCAATTACTAACTTCAGTAGTTGTACTTATTCTTCTAATACCACCATTATAAGGCCAACTTAAAGATGAGGATGAATATAGGAATTTTTCAAAACCATCAAATCCATTTACTAATTGATTTTTCTTTAATTCCTGTTTATCGCGTTCTTGTATTGCAGATAATGAAACTGTGTGCCCATATGAGTATGGGTCATAATAAGATGCAGATATTAAAGATTCATAATTTTCAATTAATTGAACTTTATAAACAAAATTATCTACTCTTTCTTTTGCCGAACTAAAGTGTACAAAATTATTCCAGGCATATGTAGAACCTGTTACATATTCTATATTTAATTCATCCGTATTAACCAAAGATGAACTTAAATATAATCCAACTAATTGTGCAGATGATGTATTTGTTAATATTATATCATCTAACGATTCATAATTAGTAGCACTACCTTTTATATAATCAACTTCAATTGAAAAGTTTGGTCCTTTTATCGGAGGACAAGACAAATTATCTTGTTCCGTAAGTATTACCGTTTCAATTAACGGATTTGTCATTAACTTAGTAACCCAAAATGTCGAATTTGGTGTTACCGATGCAGGTATTGGTGAATATAATTTTAATATTATAGATTCTACCTTATCCTTTTCTTCAACAAATTCATTACCCAAATTATCTACTGATTTTTTAGATAATGTCCAATCATCAGTTTCCCAAGATGAAATTAATACTTGCTCATCATTACCAAAATTAGCAAGGTGAGTTAAGTTTTTACTTTCTTTTTCTGGTTCAATTATTTGTAGCTTTTGAATGAAAGCATCAAACATTGCTTTACCAAAAATCTCTTCATTAATTTCTAATAACGGTAATATTAATTTGGTAACAATTTCATAATCATTACCAGTAAGTGATTCAGCACCACCTCTATTGTATGGTATTAATTTTAAAGTTACGTTATCACTACCTGTCCAATTTGGAAATTTTTCTCTTAATGTTTTAAGATGTATCGTTGTTCTCCCATTTGTAGGTTGATTTACAAATAATGGAACAAAAGAATTATCTTTTAATTTTAAATGTATATCTACACTTGTTGCTGCGAATGTATTCCAAGTTACATCATAAGATAAATTGTAATCTGAAAAAGATGGAACATCTATTAATTCTGCAAAAGTTGTTTCTGTAATAGATGGAAAATCATTAACCGCCGTAAATGTTACATTAGCTTCCACTCTACCACCAGTACCGAATCCATCACTAACTGCTACTAATATTATTTTTTTAGTACCATATACTTCTGCAAAATCTTTTTGAAAAAATATGATAGCTTGTCTATCTGATGCAGGAACTTCTATTGTATTATTAGGTCCTAAATATACAATTACTCTATCAGCTTGTTCTGTATTAAATGGAATTGCAATTGATTTTTCTAAATCAGAATCTTTTACAGAAACATTAAATTGATTACCGTTTGGTAAACTAATTTTTGGTTCTGCATATTTAATTTCTTTTTGAAAATTTGCAATAACAACAAAACTACTGAATAATTTATTTGCGGGTACAGAAAATACAGTACCATTAACTTGAGTTAATGCTGATAAATCTTTACCTTCATTTTTTATTTGGGAAGCATTACCTTCATAAATTCCATTAAATGTGAACCCATCCGGAAGATTTCCTTCTATTTTAAATAAAACTCTACCATTTTGTAAAACATCTTTTGGTAATTCTTTTTTAATATACCCTCTCCTGTCTTCTAAAAATAAAACACCACTATCATATATGTAATCATTTGATACTATACTATATGATAGAGATACATTACTACCCAATTCATTTCTAAAATTACTACCAAATGAAATTTCATATTGACTATTTGGATTTGGTACTAAAATTTCTCGATTGTCTACTCTTTTTTTAGCAGCGGGTGGTTGTGGTACAAGAACATCTGCAACTTTAGGTACTTCTAAATCTTGTAATGCTTTTAATGTTTGTTCTACATTTGTAGGGTTTCTTTCATTAATAATAATTGGGTCACCATTAGAATCTTTAAATGTTAATGGTTTGTAAATTGGTCCAATTGTATCAGAACCCAACATTGTAAGTGGATTTATATTTCCAATATTTGCAGCAATAGCAGTTCGTAATTCGGCTTGACCAGCAGGAGAATTAATTTGGGCAAGAGTTTCATTTAAACCAGAAAGAGCATTTGGGTCAATTGTTATATTGCTTAACTTCTCATACAATTCGTATGTAAGACCGAGCTTGTCCGCTTCTTTTTTTTGTTCTTCCGTTAATGCCATTTAATATTTTATTATAAATATCGTATTATTAATAATCTCTACCAGTTGGGTCGTTTTCTACATTATATAAACCACGATTATCAAATCCATTGTAATTGTTAGTCGTACCATCTAATCCAACAGGTATGTATTTAGTACCAGTTCCACCTCCAGCTATAATTGGTTGCTCTACGGTTGGCTTAGATGGAGTAGTGGGTGTTATTTGTTTAACTGGTTCTGGTTTAGGTTTTGGTTTTGGTGGTGCAACTGGTTCTGCTACTTTTTCTACAATTTCAACTTGCTTTACAGTTTTAATTGGAGGCAGTTCGGTTGTACCAGTAACAGTTACATCGACTCTATCAGGTGTATAGATATTTCGTTTAATATCAATTTTAGTACCAAATGAATCTAAATTATTCTGTATTTGTTTTCTTAACTCAACTATTCCAAATTCCATTGGTAGTTGTTTAATATCAACCTGTCTTCTTTGTAATGCTTTTGTATTAAAAGTAATGCAATTATTTAATATACTTTGAATTTCACCCAACAACATATTAAAATCATATTGTCCACAACTTTCAAATCGTATTTCAGATGGTTTACCAAATGTAGATTGTGATACATCGTAGTATCTATTATTTA